AATCACACGAAAGCAGGTAAATACCAGCGATACCAATGTAGCTCCTGTGCAACTTGGTCCTCTGCTAAAGGAATTATTGGAGAAGCCAAAGATGTCCTCAAACAAATCATGTAGCACTTGCTTTTATGGTCCTGTTCGTCAGAAACACCATACAGTATGTGATGCCTGCTTTACCTTGAACGGTAAGCAGTTCACGATGTGGGTTGCTGATGATATCTACACGGAAGAGGCTGCTAAGGAAGCCGCAGAAGATAAGGTGAATAAGCCTAAGCATTACAATTACAGTAATATTCAACCTATTGATGCCATTGAAGCCTGGAACTTGAACTTCAGGCTGTCCAATGTAATCAAGTATGTTGCACGACATAAGCAAAAGAATGGACTTGAAGACCTGAAGAAAGCAGCATTTTATCTTCAGCGAGAGATTGACAAGTATGACACTAACGTTTAACGATTTGAAGGATCGTCTAAAAGCTTTGGATGAAGTAACGCTTCTAGAGCTTTTAGACTTGAAGAGTGACGATATTGTAGACAGGTTTGAAGACCTGATCGAAGACAAACAAGAACAACTAGAGAAGGAATTTTAATGTCTGAATTTAAGATGGGTTTTTATAATCAATATATTGCCAAGTCACGATATTCACGGTACTTGGATGATCAAGGGCGGCGTGAGCACTGGCCTGAAACAGTCAATCGTTACTTTGACTTTATGGAAGGACATCTACAAAAGAAACACAATTATCTTGTTCCTCCTGAACTTCGTAAGGAGCTACAGGATGCTGTTACTAATCTTGAGGTAGTTCCGTCCATGCGTGCTATTATGACCGCAGGCGAAGCCCTGGATCGTCAGAATGTGGCAGGATACAACTGTTCGTATCTACCCGTAGATGATCCCAAGGCATTCGATGAGGCAATGTATATCCTTCTTTGTGGTACGGGGGTAGGCTTTAGCGTAGAGGAAAAGTATGTTACTCGTTTGCCGGAAGTTCCTGATCGTCTGTTTGATTCTAAGACTGTGGTTGTCGTCAAGGACTCTAAGGAAGGCTGGGCAAAGGCACTCCGACAGGTTATTGCCCTCCTGTATGCCGGAGAAGTACCAAAGTGGGATGTCTCCGCAGTACGTCCTGCTGGGACACGCCTTAAGACGTTTGGTGGACGAGCAAGTGGTCCTGAACCATTGGTGGAGCTTTTCCGCTACACTGTCGCTAAGTTCAAAGCAGCCGCTGGTCGTAAACTTAACTCGCTGGAATGCCATGATATTCTGTGCAAGGTCGGGGAAGTCGTTGTGGTTGGAGGGGTTCGCCGTAGCGCAATGATCAGTCTTTCTGACTTGAGTGATGACCGTATGGCACACGCCAAGGCAGGAAACTGGTGGGAAGGTAATGGACAACGGGCATTGGCTAATAACTCGGCAGTCTACACGACTAAGCCGTCTGTTGGTCAGTTTATGCGCGAATGGTCGTCTATCTATGAATCACATTCTGGTGAACGAGGAATCTTTAATCGGTATGCTAGTCAAACTCAGGCAGCACGTAATGGTCGTCGTGACCCTAATCAAGAATGGGGTACTAATCCCTGTAGCGAGATTATTCTGCGGCCTTATCAGTTCTGTAACCTTAGTTCTGTCATTGTTCGCTCTAGCGATACTTACTCTGATCTTGAGCGTAAAGTGCGTCTTGCAACTATTCTGGGAACTTGGCAATCAACACTTACGAACTTCCCGTATCTTCGCAAGATTTGGCAAAACAACACAGAAGAGGAACGACTGCTAGGCGTATCGATGACAGGTATTTTGGATAATCCGTTGTTGAATGATCCTGACTGTATGCATCTTCCGTCAATTCTTGAGAAACTGAAACAACATGCTGTTGATGTCAATGCTGTCCATGCTGATACTATCGGTATCCCTCGCAGTGCTGCGATTACAGCTATCAAACCCGAAGGAACTGTGTCACAGCTTACGGGCACTGCAAGCGGTATTCATCCTCAACATAGTCGGTACTACATTCGTCGCGTTCGATCTGATAATAAAGATCCTCTCACTGCCTTCCTGAAGTCTCAAGGTTTTCCCGCTGAAGCTGACTTCTATAAGCCCGACAGCACGACAGTATTTAGTTTCCCGATGACTGTTGCTGAAGGTGCTGTGTTGCGTGAGGACTTGGATGCTATCAAGCATCTTCGTCTATGGTTGCTGTATCAGAAGCACTACTGTGAGCATAAGCCTTCTGTGACTATCTCAGTCAAGGAAGAGGAATGGCCGAAGGTTGGTGCATGGGTGTGGGATAACTTTGATCAGATCACTGGCGTATCATTCCTTCCGATGGACGGCGGTACTTACGTCCAAGCCCCTTATTCCGATATTACCAAAGAAGAATATGAGGAACTATCTGCCAAAATGCCAGAAGGAATTGATTGGGACGCATTTGTAGAAAAGACCGACAACGTAGAGGGCGTCCAGACGCTCGCGTGCGTTGCCGGACAGTGTGCTATTTGAGTTAGCGTGTCCTAGGTGCGGTAAGATTCGTTTGTTTTCTAGTCCTGTGTCCAAAAAACGAGCAGAGGAAAAAGGAAGCAAGTGCGCGTCTTGCCGCACCGCAGATAATAACCGTCTGCGTAAGGGCACAAAGCAGAAAGAAAGTAACCCGGCTTGGAAAGGCTGCGGCGGTGTTCCGGGAAAGGTTATAAGCAGGCTTCGTAATGGAGCTACTAAGCGTGCTCTTTGTTTTGAAATAACTATAGAAGATATTTCCGATCAGTATAATAAGCAACATCAAAAATGTGCCTTATCTGGTCTTCCTTTATTATGGGGCGTAGATGCTTCAGTAGATCGCATAGATTCTTCTATAGGATACACTAAAGACAACATACAGATAGTGCATAAGACAATTAACATGATGAAAAGGGACATAGTTCAGGAGGAATTTATCATGTTCTGTAAAAGAATAGCAGAGGAACAATTATGAATTTTCTGACACGGTTTAGACTTGGTATCGGCTTTGATATTGAGCATAACGAGATCAACAGATATTGTTTGACTGACGAAGAAGGCAAATCTGAAGATATTGTCTGCTTCGTTGGTCTTATGATTAGGTTGCCATTCATTGAAATCCTGATTGGAGATTTCTTCGAGGAATAAAAAAAGCCCCTGCAAGGTTCCATTAAAGGTTCCTTGACAGGGGCTTAATTATTTCAACAGCAGGCTTTCTGCCTGTCTCCTTCTAGTCAATCCTTTGAGCACTCTACCGGCTGCTTTGTCCCACTTAAGGCACTCCAGCGCAGCCTCTTCCCAGTTTTTCTCGTTGATCCTCTTCTTGAAGGTACTGACACGAAGATTACCCAGACCACAGTTGTATGCCCATGAGAGCACAGCAGCCTGTCGTCTAGGTGGTTCATCCTTTAGGCCAGGACAGAGCTTAAGAACACCCACATAGAAGTACTCTAAATGCTCGTCTAAGGCTCTTTCGCACTGCTCCATAGTCCAGATTGTGTCCGGATTGATGTCAGGGCCTGTAGAGCCGTATCCGATGGTCCAGGGATGTCCTCCTGTGCCCGGATCAGGATACGCTTTGACCATTCCGTTAGGAAGAACTTTAGCGCATCCTTCAAAGGGCTTTACCAGAACATTCTTACATAGTTCAATTGCGGGATTCACGTTTTTCCAGGGACCTACCCAAAAACCAAAATGTCAGGATCATCATCAGCATACTGAAGTCATCAGTGGTCCAGATTTCTTGCATGATTTGAATAGCAGGAAGACCACTATTGACAGCGTACATGATTGTGACGATCTTTACAGCCGTATACAGACCAAACAACAGCCACGTAATGCCAGGACGAACTAAGGCAGAGATAGAAGCAACCCATTTGTATGCGTTCTTGTCTGCCTCGGCTTGCTGCTTGAATGCTTCTCCGATGGCGTCGATGTTGGCTTTGCTGAAGTCAACATACTTCTCTTCCATGCGGTACTCACCACGCATCTTCTCAAGATCCGTTTGGAGAGAAAACATCTTTAGCTCATGTCCACGCTCATCTTTACGGTCTAGCCATTTCAGTACCTCCGGGGCCAGCCGGAACAGGCCACCGAAGATACTGCCTAGAAGACCACCTCCTAGCATTTCAAACATTTATCGCTCTCCTATCAGACCACGCCTGCGAAGTTCTTCTAAGGCTTGTCCTGGATTGATTACTTCTTCTAGAACAGGCTCCTGAGGTTGTGCTGAAAGGTCTATTACAGGAGCCGTATCCATTCGCGGCCCTGCCCTTACAGCCTGTACAGCTGTCGCTTTTCCAATACTTTGAAGCAAATCAGACGCATTGCCAATCTTACCACGGCGTTGAGCTTCTGCCATTTTACGAACAGTATCCTGATCGAAGATAACAGCCGCCGCCGCCTTAGGATCACGAAGAATAACATCAGCTACAGAGCTTAATTCTCGTAAAATCAAGCCCTGCTGTGCAGTGCCTCCGATACCGCGAGTGGTGCCATAAACATTTCCTCCAATACTTCCGTCTGCTTCTCTGGCAGTTTTAGCAGTCTTTTGTAACCACTGAATTGCAAGAACGGCATCTGCTCTTGTAGTCGGATCAGGGAAGAGATAATTAAAATCACCTTGCTTGTTATTAAGTTCTTTTAACAGAACTTTAGTATCAATATTTGGTGATCCCGCAGGAGCAGCCGCAGCAGCACTTCTTGCCTTATCAATAATCGTTTCAAACTGTAAACGACGAACAGTATCAAAGATTTCACTTGCGTCTGGATGATTCCTTAAAACATCAGCAAGTAAAAGCCGTTCAGAAGGCTTTGCGTTGGCTAGTTTAGCAATAACATCCTCAGGGGTCAGTGCTGAAGCCGTAGGAACATCAAAATAACGAACTAAAGGATAGTTTGAGTATTCCTCAATCCTGTTAAGATTATTCTTAAAGTTGTCCCGCGCTGCTTTCAGTTTATCTGCTCCGGGAACTCCCTGAGCAATTGCTTGATCCAAAGATTCCCTAAAACCTCTCAGAATGCTGAGTGCCGCGCCTTTAACCTGTCCAGGTGCAACGCCTTCAAAGATGTTTCCTTTACCAAAATCTGCTTTTCCAGAGTATACTGCTTCACCCCATGCAGACAGGTTCTTTTGAAGCCTGTCAATGCTGATTTCTTGAACACCGGCAGGAGTGGCAGGAGTAATATTAACAGTGGCGGGTTGCCCTGTCGGGCCTAAGACTGTAGATGGCGTTACAGTTGCAGGTTTGGCAGGAATTAAATACTCATCTTTGATACGACCAATTGCAGTCTTAATTGCTTCAAACCCCGGAGTTTCAGGAGGAATACGAGCAGCCCAATCATCAATAGCTGTTAAAACAGGTGTCGTATCCACCGTTCCTTTAGCAGACCGAGCCGCAGCAAAGTCTCTTGAGGAATCTGTTTTTAACTTAGAGGAAAGAGCTTTTCCATAGTTGTTAAAAGCCGTAATTGCGGAAGTTGCTGCAATGTCAGGACTAACAGCTTGTGAAGATGCTCGATTAAAGACAGCCGTTAAAAACTTGTTAACATCTTCTGTCTGTGCAATACGGAAGATATTTCCAGCCTCTCCAATTCTTGTTGAAGCCTCTGTTCGAGCCTCAGCGGCTAACTGAGGACGGTATCCAGTTGCTTCTCCAGGAGTCATTCGACCAACTCGCAGAAGTTCGTCAATATTACTTGGAACCTGTCCTTCTGGCCTATTCACAAATGAACGAGCACTTGTCAAAGAGCTTTTTAAGGCATACGGAGTAGACTGCAGTGCAAACTGGGCTAAAGGACTATCGGGCGCCAAAGCAGGCGCAAGTACACCTGTTGTTCCAGCAACAGCCGCTTCTTTTGCCAATCCAATAGGACTAGGCTTAAATAAGCCAGGAAGACCTAGCGCACTTAAGACTGTAGCAGGCGCAGCAGCTTCGCCAAACTCTCCGGCTCCACGATATCCTTTGATCTGTTGAACATCAACACCGGTAAGTGCTTTGATTGCACGATTGATACCGGCAGAAGAAAAAGCACTTGGATCTTTACTTTCTTTCAGGTAATCGTATAGATTTCCCCATCCGCCAGCAATATTAACAAGCCCTCGTGCTGATCCTTTGAGTAAACTTTCACCAAACTTAGTAAACTCTGAAAGCGTGTCTGCTTTATCTTCAAAAATAGATTCTGTAGATACAGTAATGCCACGCTTCTTAAGTTCTTCTAGTGCTTCTTCTTTAGACGCCATTATTAATTCCTTCCAGGCACATATTGCCCGTTAACAACTCTTCCGCCAGCTAAACGAGCCAGTTCATCAACGGACATACTAGAAAGACTTCCTCCACCACTAGGAAGAGGAATTTTTGGTTTGAATCCCTTTAATGAACGGTTTTCTCGTGCATAGTCTTCCAGACGGGTGGCTTCATCAGCAATATCAGTAAATTTCTTTCGCATAAATTCAATGAGTTGCCGACGAGCAAGGGGACTGTTTTCAAGTTGTGGAACAAGCCCTTGAATAAACTTTCGATCTTCGTTTGAGAAACCCGCGCCAAGTTTTCCGCCAAGAGTACCAAGAACAACATCTCCAGAAATCTTAACATAGTTTTCTGAACGAGAAAGTTTATCTTTATCTCCTGGGCCAAGAAGTCCAAGAGTGTCAAGAAGATTTGTAGCACCAACGCGACCAGTTGCAAAAGAACCAGAAATAAGTCCTTCATTAGAAAGACGACTCATGGCCTCTAGTGACCTGAGAGAAGACAGTGCTCCTTCTCGTTGTGCACGAGCATCTAATACAGTTTTTGCATCCAGTTTACTAATTTCTTGTTCAAACGCTGTTTGACCTTTAGTATCAATAGAAACACTAACAGGAGGAGGACGCTTTTCTCTTGCTTCGTCCAATAAAGCTCTATTAATTTGTTTTACTTGATCTTGAGAATAATCGCCAAATCTAGTCTTTTCCCCAAATCCAAGTTCCACGGCCTTTGCTACGAAGTCTGCAGGGGGTTTAGCTGCTTTATCTTCTTTAGTAATATTATCCAGTACAGAATAATTTCCGCTACTAGCATAAGCCTGTAAACTATCCGGAGTAAACTTATCAGCATTAGCCTTGATAAATAACGTCCTAGGATCTTGTTCACGGAGCTTAGCAACTGTTTCTGCTTGAGTCTTAGCTAAAGTAGCCTGCTGCTGCATCATCTGACGCGCTTGTGCAGCGGCTTGCTGTGAAACCTGAGAATTTATAGAACTAGCAGCGTTAGCGAACTGCATCATTCCTTCAGCAGTATTCGTATCAAACTGTCCTGCCAATTGACGCAACTGCGAAGCCTGCTCAAGCATCGGATCACGAGCACCTAATGCACGACCAATACCAGTGATGCCTTGGTAGATGCCAGCAGCCATCCGAGACTGAGGATTCATATTGGCAAACTGCATTGCTCGTTGACGATCAACCTCTGACTGAGCCTGTTCAGGACTAAGACCTTGGTTAAGGAGGTTCAGGTAAGGATTACCCATCATTCCATCAGCCATTATTAACCTCCAAAGAGTTTGCCGATTAACTTAGCAACCGGATCAGCAAGCACACTTCCAACATTCTGAATACCGCCGATAGCGGCAGCATTTCGCTGTGCATCCGTCAAGGCAGAAGCGGACTGACTAGCAAGCAATGCCTTAGCTGCTTCGACGTTACCGGCACCTAGCTGAGCACCAGTCATTAACGGCTGCATACCTGCTTGTTCAACACCCGTAGCTTGACCAAAGCCAGAACTAAACGGAGCCAGTGCCCGTTGCTGTGCTTCATAGCCACCACCCTGGAGATTCAATGCACCACCAAGCAAGCCCTGACCGAAGGTAGCCTGCTGTTGACCAGCTTGTTGAGCCTGTGCAGCTAACTGAGCATTACGCTGTTGCTGTGCGTTGTAGAAGGCTTCCATGGCCGGATTAGCAGCCCGAAGACCGGGAGCACCCATCGGAGTTTCACCGGTAGCGCCCATAGCAAGACCGCCAGTGCCCTTACGGAATTGCGAAGTCTGCAACTGAGCCAACGCACGTTCATCCAAAGGAGCAAACAGTTCCTGCTGTCGAGCCATGTACTGCTGTGCAGCCTGCTGAGGAGTCTGAGCAATATACTGCTGTCCTAAACCAAACAAGCCCTGAGCAGCTTGATTGACTTGGCCTTGCATGGCTTGCTGCTGTTGTGCTTGTTGCAGCGCACCGCCAGAGATGCCCATAAGGGCCTCACGCATGGCTGCAACATCAGGAGCAACTTGGTAGCCTGCACCAATTAGACGACCATCAGGACCGTATTGAAAGCCTGAGCGACCAAAGCGAGTGGTTACGCCAACGGGACGGAACTGTGACTGCTGTGCCGCCAACTGTCCAGCCTGCTGTTGTGCAGATGAAAGCTGATTCAGGCCATAAATATTACCAGCAGTACTGATAAGACCGCCTAGAAGACCGGTATAATCAATCGTGTCAGCCATTAGTAGGTACCTCCATCAACAGTACCAGAGAAGGTTCCAGACAATGTAAGATTAGCCATTACAGTAGTTCCAGTATGCGTTCCATTGTTAGCATCGGGCTTAGACAAGATAGCCGCAGCAATGTTATTGTATTCGGTATCGATTTCCGTTCCCTTGATGATCTTCGAGGGGTTGCCAGAAACAAGACCGTCTTTGACAGCAAAGTTAGTTGTTTTGGTGTAATTAGACACTTAAATACCCCTTTTATCTGGTTTTACCCACTTTAGTGAACACATCGATCTTTTGTAACGAGAAAGGCTTACCATTCACAATAGTTTCAAAGCCTAGCTGAATAACCTTACCGGCACCGCCAATGTTAATCACACGGTTATCAAATGCTGATCCACCGTATTCACCGATATTGTATTCAGCAATGTTGTATTCAGCTACAGCAGCATTGGCAAGATTAAACACACGACTATTGTAAATGTCGGTATAATCGTATCCAAACTTTAATGAAATAGGATAACCTGCTCCACCGATAGTCGTAATACCGACTTTCTTCATAATCTTCAGTGCAGTAGGCACACCGAAGTCGAAATAATTCGTGTAATATCGTAAATTGAATGTAGCAGAGTCATCTAAGTAAGTATCGTATTTACCAACATAACCAGGACGACCAAACAATAAGTCTTTATTCTGTTTGTAGCAGAATGCAGTAGGAATTAAACTATCCCAAGTAGTCGCCCGTGCTGCTCCATTTTGTAGAGTAACTCGAATATCAAAACAATATACAAGACCAGACAAAGGCAAAGCTAAAAGATAAAAGCCTTCTTTGTCTGAATATGCTGCCTTGATGTTTCCTAGTGTAGTTTCAATAGAAACAGCGGTTAACAGATCATCACGGACATTAGCACTTAAGTCGCGCAGGGGAGCAGACTTCTCCTGAATCACTCGCATCAGTGATTTTACGCCACTATCAGACAGAAAGATAACATCACTTCCTGTGGTGACAATTGTATCTCTTGCGAGACAACCGACACCTGTAATTGCATCCTGAATAGTCAGAGAAGCAGGATCTTGTGCATTGGCATAGATAAGAATTTGCCTACGACCAAAGATGATCAAGAATCCGTTATGAGCAGCTAAACCAATGATCTCATCTGCACCAGCAGGCCAGATTTCACTGATGTCTAAAGTACCAGCAGTTCCGGTAGACAGGACAAAACCACTAAGTAAGTCAGAAAACTGAATCGTTGTCTTGTTGCTTCCGTTACTTGCAGACCATGTACGGCCATAGGCGCTGATTACACAGTTGTTTTGACTTACAGACCCTAAATATCCCGACTTTTCTGACACTCTGCGGAATGTAGTATTAGACACAGCAGGATCAAAGATCAAAGGATCGTGTCCGGCTTGATACAGATACAAGATTCCGTTCAGCGGAGCCATCTGCCAATTATTAGCAGTAATCGTTGGAGCTACACCGCCACCACCATACGCCAGTGTCGTTAGTGTAGATCCGGAAAGTTTAAATAGTTTGTTGTTACCGGCTGCAATAACATACGATGTTCCATCGTTAGCTATTAACTCCCCAATCGCTTGAATGCTTGAAGATCCTAAATCAACATTACCAGTATGTTGTCTAGACCATCCTTTCCGAGCACCAATACGACCAAACTTGTCGATAACACAATTAGTTGCTACCGTTGCAAATCCAGACTCAAGCGAAACAATAGAGTCTTGGGTATTCAGTCCCATGAATCCCGGAGCAGCAATTGAAGTTGTTAATAACTTTGCAACCATTATGTGCTTTCCCAGGTTACTTGTTCATCGTATCGATTAGCTTCTAATGAAATAGCGTCAGACAACGCAAGACGATACTTCTGATATAATTCACTAAATGACTGTCCACCGTCTTCTCCACGTTCAGCAACAGCATTAGCGTATGCTAACATTTGAACTAAATGGGCAGGTACTTTGATCAAGTCACCATTAGCAGACAAATCATTCTGAGGAATGTTTAGATTAAATCGTAATGAATATACTGCATCGGCTTGTGGCCATACGCGTACAATATTATCATCACCACTAACGCCATCAAAACAATAATAGATTGGAGCAGCATTCTGAACATCAGCAAGATAATACTGAGTATCCAACCAATCGGGAGACACTTGCCTCATCGGAACATCCTCAGTTTCATTCATGACAGAATGAACCTTGAATCGTTGGCCAGACCCAGGCAATGTATATGAACCAGTATTAGCAACTGTTGGAAGAATAAGAGTATCATTCAATGCATTCCAAGAATAAGCATCTTCTACTTCTCGTTTAGCATCATTGATAAGAACACCAATTAAAGAACTATAAACAGTGTCACTTACAGAAGACACTTCTTGTTCTCTAAGGCGTATAAGTACATTGTTAACAAGTTGTAAATAAGTTGTTGCCATTAGTTTTCCTTGGTGTCTTTATAAGCAATAATTATACAGGAACTATAAATCTTGTCTATAGGTGTTTGCACTATTGTTGTATTTTTACAACTAATTCAAAGATAACAAACAGAGTCACAAGAACAGCCCAAGCACCCATACCCATGTGAACCCACCTATCAACCTTACGATCAACACGATCAATCTTATGTTTCATGTCTACCGTGGTTGTCTCTAAAGAACCAATACGAACACCTTGTGCTGTTTGTCGTTCTTCAACAAGAATAAGTCGAGCAACAGCATCAGTTAATTTGTCTACTTTTACTTCAATTCTTTTCAAATTCTCGTTGAAGCCAGCGTCCATGTTACTTCTTAGCCTTCTTCTTAGTCATTCCTGCTTCCGAAAGAGCGATTGCAACAGCCTGCTTACGGCTCTTGACTACGGGGCCTTTCTTACCACTATGTAAAGTCCCTTCTTTATACTCATGCATGACTTTCTGAACTTTATTAGACTTTTTCATAGTAAATTCCTTATAAGATATTCGTATGTGTGGTAACAGAGTACTAATAAGAAAAGAATCATAAATAGATAAAAACCATTTATAATCATTTCTTTTTTCTTTTGCTTTGCTGCTTTAGCAGCTTTTTCTCTATCTGCTTTGATCCTTCGTCTTTCAGCCACCATTGACTGATAAACTTCTTGTCCATAAGTACCAGCGATAAGGATATATAACTGATACTCCATTTCTTTAAGTTTTTGACGATGCAGTGTAATCTCAAGTGCTTCTTGGCTTGCAGAGCCAGAATCTTTTTTCTTATTCTTGTTAGCGGATTCATTAAATGACTGAACAGCAGAGTACCATTTACTTAGCTGTCCTGCCACACTTTCAATTTCCTTGCCTGCCTTTACTAGTTTCTGTACGGTATTGAAAGCCGTTACAGCAACTCCAAAAGCAGTTACTGGATCAATCACTTTGTCTCCTTAAGTCCTTAAGCAGCCCAGGGTAGTCCGCTAAGAACAGGAGGATTGGCCATTGCAGCCAACTGAGCATCCAAAGCAGCTTCCTTAGCAGCCACTCCGTCAGCACCCCAACGAGTGGTGAGCCAGCCTTTGACTTCAGCCTCAGTCAGTTCAGAGAAGGGCTTGAATGTGCCTTCTTCAGTGAAGGACTCAGTGCCGTACTGCGATGCAGTGAACTCGCCTTGAGTTTTGGTCACGCTCCAATGGACTACGGTCACGAAACCGTCTGCGGCTACGCGATCCATTTGGTTGATGATGATTTCCATTATGGTTCCTTTCGGTTAAATGCCTGCGGCTGCGAGGCGGGCGCGGAGGTCGTCGTTCTGTGCCTTGAGTTCTTGGATTGCCTTCACAAGCACGGGGATCAGGTCTTGCCGCACCGACTTGTAGGGCGCTTCACCTTCTGGCGCGGGGTCTTTCCACTCATCAATCAGGTCAGGGAACACCTGCTCAAACTCTTGAGCGATGAAGCCACGGTCACCCTTGATGTCCTTGCCCTTGCCTTCCTTCCAATCGAACTTGCGCGGTTTGAGCGCCATGATCGCGTCGAGGCCCACATCAAGGTCTTGGACGTTTTCCTTAAATCGCTGATCCGAGATGGCGCTGATAGTGGTGTTGGTGGCGTGTACCGTACCCGCAGAATTCACATAAAAACGGAATGCGCCTGCGTTTGTGGAGTAGTAGTTATAAGTGTCTAATGAACCAGTTGAATCGGCAACAACTGCACTTATATTGCCTGAACTAATCCCAATTTTTACACCGGCACCAGATGTTGTTGAGGCAGTTGTCGTCCCAACAAGGAAAACCCCACCCGAGGTAATCCGGGCGCGTTCGGCACTTGCCGTCCATAACGTCATGAAATCGCTAGAGTGCGAATACCGAATCAGCCCAGCGTACTGCCCTGTACCGGAAGCAGCATCTGAAAACTGAATGTCACCCGTGGTCGTGGAACCAATAGTGAGGCCGGAACCAACCTTTGTGAGCGGGTTTCCAATCTGCAACAGTTCGCCGTTCCCGCCGACAGAACCATAGGGCGTCATCCCGAGGCCGAGGTTGCCCTGCGTATCAAGCAGCATCTTCAGCGACAACCCTGCGCTTGATGTTCCCGCCGTGTAGAAACGCAAATCACCGGAGTCGTTGTAAGAAACGTTGTTGAGACTACTGATTCGTGCGGTTTCGTATGTACCGTTTGCGGTATAAAAACTTACACCTTTCTCAACATTGTTTGCCGCGACCAAAGCCGCATACCCACGCACATCCAACTTCGCAGCAGGCGAACTCGTCCCAATGCCAAGCCCGGTAGAGGTCCAGCGTCCGACTTCGGCGTTGTTGGCGTAAAAAATGTTTGCGTACCCAGTTGGAGCAAACAAATAAAGGTCTGTGCCAGTTGAATACACGCCGTCATTTGCAAGTTGCGTGTAAACAGTTCCAGTACCAGTAGAGGCGCGAACATTTCCAACCGCATGAATCTTGGCCGCAGGAGTCGTAACGCTCCCCGCAAGCACCCCCAGATTCGTCCCATCGAACGTCAGCGCACTCCCGCTCGTCAGCACCTTGCTGCCGTTGAGGTACGCCACGCCGTTGGCGGTGCCTCCGTTGTGTGTAACGGTGGAGGAAGTGGTGAGGGTAGTAAACGATCCAGTATTGGCAGTGGTAGCGCCTACAGTGCCGTTGATGTTGATCGAGGCCGTACCAGTTAGGTTCGTGACAGTACCGCTAGATGGCGTACCGAGTGCTCCCCCGTTGACTACAACAGCACCAACAGAACCAACACTAACACCTAATGCGGTAGCTACATTGGTACCAAGACCAGAGATGCCGGTAGACACAGGAAGACCAGTAGCATTGGTCAACGTAACTGCACTGGGAATTCCCAGGTTAGGCGTAGTCAGCGTAGGACTAGAAGCTAAGACAATGCCGCCAGAGCCGGTAACGGTTTGACCTAGAGCAGTTTGTACGCCAGTTCCTAAAGAACTTAAGCCAGTACCGCCATTAGCAATAGCAACAACACCAGTTACATTAGCAGCATTGCCACTGATGTTACCAGTAATCTTGCTACCAGCTAAGGAAGTAACCCAGGCAGGATCAGCGTAGCTTCCGGTAGTGTAGACACCGTTAGTAACAGTAGAAGCATTACCAGTCAGATTGCCAGTAAAACCACCAGAGGCACTAGCAGTCGTGAAAGCACCAGCAGCAGGCGTAGTACCGCCAATTGCAGTACCATTGATGGTACCACCAGTAACAGCAACTGCGTTGGCTTCTTGATTACCAAGAGAACCAACAAGTTTAACAACAGCGGCGCTACTGTCTTTGGTATATAGCTTCTTGTCAGTGACGTTGACAGCCAATTCCCCTTGCTGCAATGAACCCGCAGCAGGAACGGAAGAGGCTGTGCTACTATTCTTGGTGATGATCGTTGCCATTTAAGCTCCGTATTTATTTTCGTACCATTGTTGTAACGGACCTGCTACGTTACGAGGCGTCTCAGGCATGTAGGCATTATAATATTGTTGCACTGCACCATAATATTCAGGGCCAAACTGAGGAGTAGTAGAGCCAATCATGGTATCTGAAGGAGGAATACTTCCAGTTCCTACAGTTCCACTACTACCTAACATTCCAGTTCCAGCGCCTCCTAAGCCTAACAATCCAACTAACTTTAAAATATCACTCATCGTAATTGGAGGAGTGGCTGTTGGTGTCGTAGGAGGTGCTGGAGGAGTCGTGGGAACAGTGGGCAGAACAGGAGGAGGAAGAAGAGTCGGAATAGTTGGAAAAACGGGAAGAACAGCAGAACTATCTGGTGTTTTTGTTTCAGTTACTTCTACCTTTTGAGTATCTGTTACCGGAGTTGTTGTAGGAGTTGTAACAATAGGCGTAACAGGAACAGGAAGAGATGGAATTATTGAAGTAGAAGTTGTTACAGGAACACTTGGGGCAGTTACTTGAACTTGTTCTTCAGGAGGAGGAGTTGATGTAGTAACTGGGGTTGTAACTGTAGGAGTAAGCGGAGGAAGTGACGGTGTAATTGCCGGCAATACTGCTGTAAGTGGAGATAAATTAGATAAAACACCAGTTGTTGCTGGAAGTGTTTGACTAACAATCGGAACTTGTTCAGTTACTGGTATAGTAGATACAGTAGAAGATGTAGTTGTATCTGGAGCCCTTGTTTGAGGCTGAAATGTAAGTTCCGGAACAATATCTGACGCAGATACTACAGGAGCCTCTCCGGGGGAAAGAGTACTTACATATTCTGCAACGCTTGTTGCAACAGAAGGAGAAACACCAGAAGATTGAAGAACTTCTGCAATCTGATTAGTAGAAAGGCCCTGATTAGAAAGCTGTGTTGCGTCAGAAAGAGTAAACGCTTGATTTGCTGCGGTATTAGCTAAAGCAGACGCTATGGTAGGGTCTACGTAGGTTGATAAATTTTGAGCAATTGCTGCTGCGTCAAGTCCCTGATTTGCAAGCTGTGCAGCATCAGCGGCTGCAAAAGCAGTATCGTATGCGTTTGATAGTGCACTACCTTGGAAAAGTCCTCCAAGAGCCTCGGTTCCTGCGGCACCCACACCAGCAAGTGCAGCAGCTTTAAGAGCAGCTTCTAAATCGCCACCAGTTGAACTTAATGTCGTTAAACCAGTTCCCGCTGCTGCGGCTACGGGAGTACTAAGAAGTCCCGCGCCGGCCGGACCTAGAATTGCTCCCGTTGAAGCGGCTAAAGCAGCCTTTAAAAGTGCTTCTTGTGTAGTTGGAGCATTTAAATCTGCCTTATAATAGGGCTCAACAATTGGTTCTCCAGTCGAAGAAAAAGAGCCAGTTAAACCTCCAATACCGCTAGTATTTAACTTTGTGTATTGAATGGTTCCGTCAGGCTGAATATCATATGTAACACCATTACGAGTGATCGGATAGGACGTATTGATGTCACGAGCAATCGCCATGTTCTGCATTTCGCTTGGAGTGAGCGAGTTCAGAATGGACGATACGTTCAGTCCTTGAGACAGCGCACCGAATTGCTTTGCCTCTGCACTGTTGGCGATGTCGCTTCGGATCAGGTCAAGACTGAAATCAGGATTGCTATAGAAAGCAAGGCCACCTGCATCAGGCTCTCGTCCAAGATACTGGCGATAGAGATCAGTGATCTGTGCTTGTGTAACCATTGGAGGCTCCGTAGAAATTCCCAACTGTTTAGCAAGGCTTAAACCCTCACTGAGAAGATCAGAGGAAATGTTAGGATTATTTTTATATGTCTGAATCATTCCGGCACGTGCGGAAGGGGCTGCTTGTGCAAGCAAATTAGCAATCTTTTCAGCACGAATCAGTTCATTATCAGCACGAACTAATAATCCATTTGAAATTGTGGTACCTTCTCTGAGTGCCATTATGCTTTCCTTATGACTTCAAATGTATTTATCGTACTTATTTGAGAAGCTGTATCTGCTGTAATTCTAACTTGATCGCCTTCTTCAAGGACAATGTAAGCTCCACCATCAAACTTAAAGAACTCATCAGCATTTAATGTGTAAGAAGCTAATACAGAAATTTCAGTAGATGCGCTAGAATCATACCACCATACATCAACAGTTTTATTTGCACCAGTATGATTAACAATGTAACACAGGTTCCACAAAGCATAATAACCCGTAGGAACAGTGTAAACAGTCGTTTTTACAGCCGGTGTTAAGTTATTTCCTACGGATATTTGTCTCATTCTTCGTCTTTCTTAGCCGGACGGCCACGCTTAGGTGCGGATTCTTCTTTTACTTCTTCTTCATCTACTTTAACGTAGTCAGGATGCGTCAGCATTGCCTTGATGTCATGCTCAAACTCAAACGAGTACACTGAGCCAGAATATTTACACATGAATTTCATTCAATTCTCCAAACACAAAAAGGGAAGACCCCCGTAGGAGTCCTCCCTAGTTGTTTACTTAGGCCGGAACAGCCAGAGCAACGGCAGCGCCGTCACGCAGTTCATCACAGCCGAACAGAACGTCAGCCGTGAACAGCGTACCGAGGTACTCTTGCTTGTACTGGGTCTGGGTACGAACACCCATCTGCTCAACCAACACGCCAAAGTCCTTATGTGCCAACAGGCAGATACGGGTAGCCGTAGAGCCAGAGGTCGTGTCAGCGTTGCTGGTCACGAACACGGGGATACCGTACACGTTGCCGATTTCACCGTTACGGATGGTGTTAGCGCCGCCCTGTTCGCCCACGAAAGCCTGCTCGGTGAAACGAGCAATGCCCATCAGGGTGTTGCGGGTAGACGGGGGAACGATCAGGAAACGACCATCCATCGGCACATCCTGGTCATCCAGACGCTGGATCGAACGGCGAATAGCGGCATCCGTCAGGGCGCCAGAACCAGTGTTTGCAGCAGCAAGATAGGCAGTCGTGCCATCAGCACCAGAGAAAGCACCACTGTAAGCAGCAGTACCGCCGCCACCTTGCGACTTGCGGCCCAGTTGGATCAGCGTGCTGTCAACCTTACGTGCCAGAGCATAGCCAGCATCGTCCGTGTAGAACTGACGCAGCGACGACAGGGCTTGGGCTTCCACGATGTCTTCGATCAGACGCGAGTATTCCCAGTGTTGGTCGATAGCAACCGTCTTCTCGCCTTCCGTAGCAGCGATCAGGGTCACTTGGCTACCAGCAGCCTTGGCAGATGCATCACCACGGGTGGGGGCGGGAATGTGAACGGTGTCACCCTTCTTACCCTTGAAGTTCATCTTCTTGATGAGGTTGGCAGCAACCAGTGACTTCTTATAAGCCGCGACAATTTCATCGCTCCAAACTTCCGGAATGAAAGTAGCAGCGGTAGTGACGGTAACGTTATTAGTACCTAAAGGCATTTTATTCTCCTAAAACAAAGTTAAAATTACTTAACCCTACCCTCAGAATACGCAGCCATGATTTCAGGTTGTAAGGCTTCGTAACGGGCGGGATCAGTCATGCGTAGCCGGATAAGGTCGGCACGGCGATAAACTTTCTTAGAAGATTCCCCGGTTCCACTTACGTCCACAGCAGCAGCTTTCATGTCGGCCTGTCGTACTTCCTTAGCAGCCGTAACTGCTTCGTTAGTGCGGGTACCTTTGATAGCCTTAAAGGTAGAAATCAATTCATCAGCAGCGTTATAGTCGTACTGTGCATCAGCCAGTGCATACATATTAACGCGCATCGGAGAAGCCTTCACCCATGCTGCAAACTCAGGATCTTGAACCACATTAGCAAAGTCAGGATGTTTCTTAGCTAATGCTGCTTGCGTCTGCAATTGACGCATTTGCATAGCTGCTTGCTTTGCAGCAAGAACGTCCGGATGACTTGCAACAGCCTTTTGGACTGCTAGTTTGGGATCTTCAAAAAAGTCTAATTCGTTTTCTACTTCTGGAGGCTTCTCTTTCTTTTGAGAGAGTTGCTGCTTCAGGAGTTCATCAGCTAACCGCCGAACTTCACCTACTTCTTGTGCTTGACGACCAATGAGCTTTTCAGCCTCCTGGTGCATCGTTACAATCTCCTCAAGACTCTTGCCCTTGTATTTCTCGGGAATCTTCGGAGGTTCTGGTGCAGCAGCCACTTGAGCTTGCTGTTGTTCGACTGCCTCTAATTCACTTTTCTGAGACAGTTCTTCATTATCAATAAGAGCCATACCTAACCTTTCCTGCCCATGCGGGTTCTAGGATAATCTAATGCAATCAGGTTATTCGCCGTGAG